GTATCAAGGAGATTCAAATTATTGGGATGGTTTAATAAGCGATGTAAGACTTTACGACAGAGCTTTAACAGCAACCGAAGTAGAAAACAATTATAACGCAGGTTTATCTGCACATACAAATTAATTAATATGAGAGGAAATGTATATATGTGTTTAGATAACACAACTTTTAATAAACTAATACCAACAGAGTTAGTAGCTACTTACGGAATACCTGAGTACGATGAAGAAGGTATTCAAAACGGAGTTATTCATCCAACTTTTAAAGAGCTTGGAGAGTACAACCGTAGAAAGTTCGGTGCCAACCCAATGGTTAAAATCGGAAAAGCTAAATTCTATATAATTCAACTCGAAGCAAGTTGGTTAGGTGGAGAGCTATCCGCTTTACTTAAACTAGGAAAGAACAAAGCCTATCCGAAAAATTGCTTAATGACTCGATCAGAAGCGGCTAAGTTTATTCAAGACAACCAACAAGATATAGATAACATCTAAAACTCTATAACTAATGGATAGCGATTCAATTAAAAATTTAGCGGTCAATGGTACGGCTATAGGGTTAAGTTTCACAGAGGTAGAAGCAGCGTTAAGATTCGCTGCCCTACTCCTGGGTATCGCTTACACACTATTTAATTTCTATGTAGCTTATAAGAAAAGTAAAAAGGTATGAGTAAATTAGTTGATATACTTGGTGGTAATGTAATTAAGTCGGTCGGGGAAATCCTAGACAACTTAAGCACATCTAAGGAAGAGAAGTTAGCCGCTAAACAAGCGATGAAAGATTTGTTACTTAAAGCTGAGTCAGACGCTCAGGAGCAAGTTAGTCGTAGGTGGGAAGCGGATATGAAAGCCGATAATTGGTTGTCTAAGAACATTCGACCTTTGGTGCTTGTGTTCCTTACACTTATCTTAGTGTTACTTTCTTTTCTTGATGGCAACATAGGTAGCTTTAATATAGAGGATGCTTACAAACCAATATATCAAACTTTACTTATAACTGTTTACGCTGCTTACTTTGCAGGTAGGTCAATAGAAAAGATTAAAAGGTAAAAGTTAATTACCCGCAAAACCCGCAAAACCCGCAAAGCCCTCAAAACCCGCAAAGCCCATAATTATGAAAGCGATACTCACTAGACTTAACGATGACGGTAAACAAACTTTAGGTCATTTAATGCTGTTTAAGGGACTTGAAAAGGTTTTTGAGTGTAAGACATTAGAGTTACCTTGGAAAGCAAATGAAACTAACGTGAGTTGTGTTCCTAAGGGTGTGTATAAAGTTTCTCATAGAACCTCGGATAAATACAAAAAACATCTTATATTGCACAATGTTCGAAATCGAAGATACATTCTTATTCATCAAGGAAACTATAATACCGACACAAGAGGGTGTGTTCTTGTTGGCTCTAGCTTTGGACAGGTCAACAGGGATTCCCTATTGGATATTACTTCATCAAAGCGAACTCTCAATGAGTTACTGGAAGCAACCGAAGGAAACGGATTTGAACTAACTATAATATAGTATATGCCTACATTACCTAAAGGTCGAGGAAGAGTTAAAGCCATAGACAAGAATAAGTCTTGGGGTGGTGACACTTCGTTTTATCGTCAAGCACCTTGGCGTAGACTTCGAGGTTGGTGGATAAATCAGAACCCTTTGTGCCTACATTGTGAAGATGAAGGTAAAGTTGTCCCTGCTGACGTAGTCGATCACATCAAACCAATAAAACAAGGTGGAGCTAAACTAAGCCATAACAACATACAATCGCTTTGTCACTCGTGCCACAACAAAAAGACTTATGAAGAAAACAATCCACAGATTCAGGAGTAACTATGAAAAAGTTGTGTGCGGTAAACTTGACGATCAGAACGTATCATTTGAGTATGAAACTGTTAATTTGCACTACGTGGTTTCCGAACAACGTAAATATACTCCTGATGTTATTTTACCGAATGGTATCATATTAGAGTTAAAAGGTCGTTTTACCACCGCAGATAGGAAGAAAATGCTGTTAGTTATAGCACAGCATCCCGACAAGGATATTCGTATGGTATTTCAACGACACACAAACAAGTTGTTTAAAGGAAGTAAGACGACCTACTCTAAATGGTGCGATAAGAATAACATTAAGTGGGCAGACAATTTAATTCCAATAGAATGGATAAACGAAAAAAAGAAATAACAAAATGAAGGAAGAAGAAGAAAAGAAACGCAACGAAGATGTTGCTAGAAAAACTTGGGATAGTTGGATAGTCGATTTAACCGACCAGGACCAACCCGACACTTGTGGCATTGACGATGACGATTGCGAAGCGTGTGGATCGTAAAAGAAAAAGGAGCTATTTAGCTCCCTTTTTTATATCCTCTAATTCCTGTATCAACTTCTCAAGGTACACAGCCAAGTCCATTGCTTCTTCCTGAGCGTGTTTAAGCCAATCTAAGGGCGTTAAATCGTCACGCTCCATCGTAGTACCATATTTCTCTTTACCTAACGCAGCACGTTGCGTAATCTTAGTGCAAACTTTATATTCTATCTTACTCATCTCTCCTTAATTATTTCGTAAAAGTCAGAATCGATAGCTTTAATCTTCTTTTGTATTAAGCTCCAGGCTCTAGCTACCGCCTTATTATCGCCTATGTCTAATCGACTACCTGTACCCGAATTGGCTACGTTAGATGCGTTCTGCTTTAATAATCTTGCAATCTCTTCATTCATAACTTTTAGTTTTTAGTTTCAACAAATGTAAATAAAAAAAAGGGAATAACCAATTAAGATTAAACCCTTTTCTACCTAGAAACTAAAAACGCTATAATGATGAAAGAATAGCAGAATACTCAAATATAAAACAATTTTCCTTTACTATAGTCAAGAAACGTAACATATTTGTAAACAAATTTTCTTTTTGTAAAATCAGTAGTTTCAGGCATCGTTCGCCATATCCACTTATCTATTTTTATTTTGTTAAGGTTGAATACTAACGCCTTATCGTCACTAAAGAAGTTAAAGTAAAGACCTTGTGCGGACTTCTCGTTCTTGGTCCTACGTAAGATGCGTTCGTACTTGTGAGCTTCTAATAATAACCCCTCGGTGTACTTCTCCATTGCATAGTCCAAGGTAAAGTTACGTTGCTTCATCTCGCAATAATACTTTTTATCGTTTCGCTCGTAAGTGAAATCCCAAATAGATACCTTACTTTCGGTTGGTGTGTAATTAACATCGTAACGATCCGCCCACCTGTCTAATACTTCGTATTCTTTTTTAGTCATCGCTATTGAGTTTATTTAGTATGTTTAGTTCTTCCTTCAACTCAATCACCGCATTAGCCATCTCAAACTCGTTCGCCCTGGCTAAGACCGCTTCTCTCTTATAAGACATCATCATCGTATAAATCCAAGTAAATGCAACCGCACTATCCTCTAATACGCTTAACCTCTTTCTTAACGTTTCGGCTTGGGGATGATTAGCGTACTCAACGTATTGCTCTCTCATCTTAAGCACTTCGCCTTGGTGTGCTATAAACTTATCCATACTTTGAATTTCGTCAAGGTTTGGGTCTTGTTCTCGCAATAGGTTAATTGCTTTCATTGTCATTTCGTCTGCCATAACTATATATCCTCATCCATACACCAAATTGGTGTGTTTTCGCCAACATAAGCGTTTAAAACATTGTATTCAAGGTTTTCTACAACATCAAAATAGCAAGGTGCTTGATCTGTATCTGTTACCTCGCATAAATCTATAGAAATACATTCTTTGTAAGAGTATATTAATCTATCTGTTTGATAACAATAACCTATTACTGCATCATCGTACCCATCTGCTATTAAAAATTCAGACTCAGGGTTGTTCTCAATAATTTTCTGTAAAATATTCATAGTTTTTAAAATACGTTGTTAGTTCTTACTTTATTATCTACCATAGCTATCGGATCAAACGGACTTCCGTTCTCGTTAAGATACCTAAATCTTCGAGTCGCATAATTATAATACAAAGCGATTGGACTTGTTTCGGGTGTAGGCACTCCGACTAACTTCTGAAACTTTACCTTTTGTATATGGACCTCAGTTTGATTCCATTGCTCCGATTGTGGGTTACGATGAAACACTATAAAGTTATCCGCCCTGTTTCCAAACATAGAACCAAATTCTACATCGCTCATATTCGGGGCAGGTCGAGTACCATCTTCGTTCCTTCTTCGGTTCGCTGCTGTACCAGGATGCACCACAAGGTAGAACATAACTTTGTTCTTCTTAATAAACCTTCTAATGTTACTCAAAGCATCGTAGTAGTATTCGTACTTAGATTGCTTCTCTGCTGACTTTAAATCGTTAAGAGGGTCTAAGGACACACCATCGACAGGAGTCACTTGCATATAGTCTTGAAACGCTTCTAACACATCTTCTACGGTTGGGGTTTCATCAAACGTAAGCACCGTAAAGTGTTCGTACGCCCAATTAATAGCGTTCATATACTCGACTTGATTTACTCTATCGTTGAAGTCTTTATCGGCTGTCTTACCACAATACATCTCAGCTATATCTATCATAAGGTCACCCACAGGTTCGTTCTCAGGACAATACATAAGCCACTTATAACCGTATAGTTTAGCTGACATTATCATAAGAAAAAGCTGTGAGGTTGTCTTACCTATATTAGCAAACCCAGTCATTATAGTAAGCTCTCCTTTACGAAAAGTGTAATGAGGGTCTAGTGGAGGTATTCCCGTAGTAAGCCCCTTAGAATAGCCCTTAGCGTATATCTTCTTACAATAGTCATTAACCTCTTGTTTCGAGGTAATTCTATAAGAAGCCATTATCCCTTCATCGCTTTAAGTTGACCGCCTATATAGTCCGAATCAGGTTTACTTTGGTTCTTCCTAGCTAACCACCCTGAAGCTGCCATCTTCCAATCTTTCATTTTAGTTTTACCAACATTCCATCCTTTAGATTCATAGAAGTAGTAAAACTTTTCACCTTCGTTCTTTGTGCTACCTTTTAGCTTAAAGTAGGCGATCACTTCATCGGTGGAGCTAGGTTTATTCTTTTTAACTTGTGTTGTAGGTTCTTCTAACTTTAGTACTACCTCATTATCACACCAAGTAATATTGTTTGCATTAAGTATCTCTAGTATAGACTTGTGTACTCTGTTGTTCTCGTTTAGATTACCTCCGTATTGGAACTCAATAAACTTAGTAAGATACCACTTACCATTATCAAGCTCTAATATCCTTTGCTTGTCGCTGTTAATCTCTTGTAGGAATAAATCTATATCGATCCTTGCACCTAATATAAGTTCGAACATTCTCTTATTAGGCTTAAATATACCTGCGTGATTACAATTATCGCAAATGTATATCCAAAATAGTTTGTGTGGATTTTTAATCTCTAAGAACCAATCCTCGTTCCATTTCTCTGTGTCTGTAAATCTCTTAGCCATCATCATTTAATTTTTTAGTTTCTAGATAAAAAAAGAATAGAGGGTTGAATTAACAACCCCCTAAACAACCATTGTTAAAATGGTAAATCAGATGCTTTATGGAAACCATCATCCGCACCTACTGGTACAGCTTCGGCTACATCACCTTTTATAGTAAACACTTTCCACGCTTGAAGGTCAGTATAAAACTTATCGTTGTACTCTCTTGACTCTGCGTTGAAGCTAACCTCTACGTTTTGTCCTTGCTTGTTGAACTTCATAAAGTTGTCAACTTTCTCTTCACCGAACACAGTAAACGCAACCGCTTTAGGGTATTCACCTTCTGTTTGGATCGCAAAGGTTAACTTCTTCCAAGCGTTTCCTGATTTAGCTGTTCCTTCTTGTACTTCACTAATCTTAGTAATCGTACCATTCATTTTTAATTCACTCATTTTAATAGAATTTTTGGTTGTTATAATCGTTAATAACTTCTTGCATAAATGTAGAGAATTTTTCTGAATTATTCATCTCATTTATAATTATTTCTTTTAATAGCTCTCCATCCGTTGATATATAAGCCCTCGTGATGTATCCATCTTCATCTTCTTTCGAAGCAGACACAACAATATACTCCTCGCAATTATCAATTATCTCTTCGTGAGCTACATCTAATCTATCTACTTTCATATATCGACATTATTTTGGTTACTTTTTCTTCTATAACTAATTCTCCATTTATAATGTCGGCTATAGTGTCTTGTAGGCTTTTGTTTTTGTCAAACTCTAAACTACTTTGTATTATAGCTTTCATATTAAGAAACTCTCTATCTACCTGGCTATAGTTCTTAAACTTTCTTTTGCTATTTATAACCGTAGCGTGATCGCAATTAGTTAGCCTACCTATATCACTCAAGGTAATATCGCCTACCTTAATTAAGTAGTACCTTACAGAATGTCTAGCGTTCATAATTTTTAAGTTACGCCTAGACCCCATAATTTGCTTCTTAGTCACTTTCCAAAAGTTAGAGGATAAATCTAAAGCATCCTGGAGGTGTCTTAACTTCTCGTCATTAGTTATCATAGTTCATCGTGTATTATGTGGTTGTTAGCTTCTACAACCGATTTACAATATTTGTTTTTCTTCTCTAGTAATTCAATGTACTCTTGTCGACCTGAGTCAATAAAAGCATCAGAACATCTAAAGATACCTATCTGATGTGGTGCGTTAGATTCTATCACAATAAATACAAACTCCTTTGCACCGAACCCATCCATATAAAACGCAGCTTGACGATTGTAAGCGTACCTGTAAGCACTCTTTCTGAAATCTGCTACATCTTTACCTGTTGTCTTAATATCGACTAGCATATCGCCTCCATCAACTACTATATCCGCTTTACCTTTACACTTACTCATTGTGTTAAAGTCTATCCAAGTCTTTGGTACTTCAGTAACGCAATTATCTAGTATGTCTTTTACCTCTTTACAATTATAGAGCTTTCGCTTTAGTTTAAGAGCCAACTGATACTGATCCATAGTCATAAGATACTTGTGTCCATCTCGACACTCTTCATCCATCTTTAATTTCCACGCTTTGTTTATCTTAGATGTCATCCCCTTATCTTGTTCGGGTCTATCATCAGGGTTAAACACGATAAAGTTCTCCTGGTACTTCTCAGGCTCAAGTATAAGCGTGTGTACTAAAGCACCAAACCTAAGAGCAGGACCATCTATCTTTCCACCGTTACGCATCTTCCAATAGTAAGAAGGCGAACGCTTTACATAGCCTAACTGAGAGTTAGTTGTGTACTCCCAATCTCCGTAATATTGTTCATCATTATTTAAGTCTACCATAGTCCTTGCTCCTTTTTAGCTTTAATTATATTGTTAAAGAAGCTCATCAAACTAATAAAGCAATACCAAAAAAACATTACCCAAATCAATGTAGGTGTATTTGCTTGCGTTAGTATCCAATATATTATAAGGTGTAGCATAGTGGTTAGTTTTTAGATTCTTTTATTCTCTTTAAGATAACAGCAGACATCTCCTTATTTATCTTGTACTTAGGTATAGCCATTTCGACTTGAGCTGCTTTACCTTGGTCTATAGCCATCATCATCGAATCAAATATAGTTTGAGTCATACTTGTTTCAGTAGGCTTCTTATCTCTAATACGCAACGCATCGACTACATCGCCAAAAGCCTTAACACCTTTCTCTACATAAAGAGTAACGCCTACACCTACCCACTCTTCAACCAATCCGCTACCTGCAACTTTCTCTATTGCCTTTGCGTTAGTTCGGTTAAGTATCATCGGTTTATCAAACTCGTTAAAGTGTACTACAAAGCAATCCTCTTTACGACCTGCTTGTCCTGTTACCTTCGCTGTACCTACACCAAAGATAGTTACTACTACTTCTTTTTTACCATCAAGTGAATACGACCCAAGATAGTCGTAGTTAAATTGTTTCTTCCAATGTCCGTTCATAATATATATTTCTGTTTAATTGTTACTTAATAAAAGGGAGGGGTGGTATAAAATGTTTCCCACCAGAACCCCGAAAATGGAACTTTCACTATTCACACCCTCACTATATAGTGTTGTGCGACTTAGCATATACGTGTCTGACCATACTCTCTATAATGCTATTGTACTCAAAAGCTAATTCTTTCTTAGTTACTACATCACCGTTTGTTAAATGTAACTTGTAGTTTAAGTTAGGATAGTTTATACCATCAAAGCTCTTTATATAGTTATTAGTAGTTACAGAAACTTTACTGGCTTTAACCGATTCGTTAGCATTATATAGCCTGAATATCATCGGCTTGATTCGGTCTAATAAGATTTGGTTTTGATTCATCATATCGTTTTAAGTTTTTAAAGTTCTGAACAAATGTAAATAAAATAAATTGAAACTAAAAAGTAAATAACAATAAACTTTAAATATTCTATATAATATAAATATCTCCAGGACTTTTTAAATATTTTAAGTAGTACTCAAAAAAAGTCTTGCCTACCTCGATAGGGTAGGGTAGGGGAGGGGCAACATCAAGAAAGTTAGATATGTAGTTATATAGTAATTTAATTATATCATATTGTAGTTATATAACAAATTATATATTTACATAAATAGTAATTTACTAATTTAATTTGTTAGATGTTTTTAAATTTATGTATCTTATTAATTATATATGTTTGCTTAATTTACATATGTAATTTTATGTATATTATAAAGATCTAAATATATTATTATCCCAATATGTAATTCCGTTAAAATGTGTTAATTTGACAAATCCTAATTTTTGAGCATTTTTTTATTTGAAAATATTTTTGTATACGCGTCCCTGCGAAAAGATGGCACACGTGTACACGCGTTTTTTTCCTTCGTTTTGTTTGGTACTTTTGAACAAATGTGTATATTTACACCAATGAAACGGCAATAATGCCACAACAATAACCTTAATTAATTGATTATGAGCTATTTTGACAAAAACCCCGAAAAATTAGAATTGTTTATTTATGGAGTACCTGCAATACTTACTATTGCAATACACTTATTTTAAAACTAACAACTAGAAATTATGACAATCAAAATAGGAAAATTCGCGAAAGCTTTCAATCAAGATAAAACTTTTAATTTAGTTTATCAAAATGAGAATGTAAAAGTTTATTCTATAAAAATGCCTTTCCGATATTTTATATGTTTAACCTTAAACAATACAAAAAAATGATTTTAACTTTCTTTATTATTTCAATAGGCGCTTTTGTTCTTTGCGCTTCGTATTCAATTAACTAACAACCTAAAAACTAAAAACAAGATGAAACAAGAAATTTACATTTTAAAAAAAGATGGTATTCAAATTTTTGAGGGTACAGAAGATAAAGTATTTTGTAAACTATTAGATATTCAACCTACGTCAACTTATTGGGCGATAAAATATGAAGGGTATAAAGTAACTTTAAAAACCAAAAACTAAAAACAAGATGAAATTTACAAAACAGGATTTAATCGATTTAAAGCATACGCAAATTTTGACGCAAAATGCGAAAATGCGTAAAACGTCAAAAGAAAATAATATACGTTTATATAATTTTGGTATTACAGCTTACAAGTCTCATAGCACGGGAAAGATTACCTGTCCATTTGCCGACACTTGTGTAAAATTGTGCTACGCGAATAAAGGAAGTTATATTTGGACAAATACAAAAAAAGCCTATGAGAAACGTTATTTGCTTAGTAAGGATACCGAACTATTTAAAACCAAAATGATTGAAGCAATAACAAGAAGAAAGGCGACACACATTCGAATTCACGACAGCGGCGATTTTTACAATTTTGAATATATAAAAAATTGGTTTGAGATTATGCTTGAATTCCCTAAGGTAAAATTTTACGCGTATACAAAAAGTAAGAAATTATTTGATTTGGTAAGCGGAAAACCTAGTAATTTTGTACTAATTTATTCACTAGGTAGTAAATTTGATAATTTGGTAGACGTCAACAAAGATAGACACAGTAAAATATTCTATTCTATGGAAGAGATGTTTAAACAAGGCTATATCGACGCGTCAAGTGATGACTTACTTGCCATTAACACAAATAATAACAAAATAGGTTTATTAATACACTAAAACTAAAACTATGACACGTACTTCATTTTACTACACTATTGATAATGTAAATTACTTATTTGCTGTAAAGCATTGTTTAAGACCAAAACAAACCAAAATTTATAAACATCTTATAAAATTACTAGACAAAAATAAAGTTGAATCTATAGGATATAAATTAGGAACAATAAACTACTAAAACTAAAACTATGTATACATACAAAGTAAAACAAACGCAAACAAAAAGCTACTTTTTTAAGTGGTTCGAATCTGAGTACGAAAAGGTATATACATTCAATACTTATAACAATGCATTAATTTTTGCCTTAAGCGAAGAAATAAAACAATTTACTTGTATTATATCGGATAAGGTGCAAACTACTCGTAAAACGTTTAAAAACTATTATACACTAAAGCAATTTAAAAAGCATTGTTTAAATAATCCTATGCATTTTTTAAATACGCAAAAATGTAGATTAAACGAAGAACAAATAGCTAATTACTATTTTTATTTGATTGGATCAGGTAAACTAACTAAACTAAAAAAACACTAAGAAGATGATTAAAGAAAATAAAAGTACACCAGGTCAAAAACATCACTATAATTTTATTGTTGATTATATCGATGTTGATTTCAATAATGAGAGTGATTTTGTTGAATTACATTCAGAATGTAGTAACGGCAAATCAGCAACAATATATATTCAACCCTTAGATTTTTTAAACTCATTAAGTAAACATCAAATTAATAGAGTTAAATCAATTCTATTAAAACAAATTCAAGATTTATAAACTAATCTTAACACCACTAAACCGCTCGCATTAATTTGTTAGCGGTTTTTTTTGTGCCTATAATTTAAGCACGTACAACCGTATTAAATACGCCTATATTAATACAATCTATTTAAGCCGCCTCTGAGCGGTTCTTTTTGTGCCTTGTATACAAATATATTACTAATCTATTTAGTGAGCTTAGACACACCTTAAAACGCCTGGAATTGTATTGTATTGTATTGTGTTGTGTGTAGTGCATTGTTCTTAATATAATCGTACAACAAATATAAAAGTATATATATAAACTAAATTAAAAATAATTTCACTTTTTTTTCGTGTGTATAACACCTAAGTACGTCTAGTAAATAAATTGATACAAGGCAATATATTTTTGACGGTATAGGGGTGTATTAATCACAAAGTATAAAACACTAGAAACCAACGCCCGCCCTTCTTGTACACCCTGCCTATACCAAAGGGGTTGTTGGGGTACTCCCCTACCCTAGG